GTCCCTGTGTCGTACGTCTTCACATCAAGATTAGCGCCCAATGCGCCCGATCTAGTGTAAAGATTACGGCTGCGAAACAGATCCGTAGCTGCCGCTCTGAAGATACATTCACTCCAGACAGGCGCAGGCTCTGCTCCACGATATGCCATCATCGCTGCTTTCGTCAATGGTGCTGCATCCGCAGCATCAAAGTCGACAGCAAGCATCACTCTACCATCCGTCGCCGTGGACTTCTCCGTTTCAAAGAGAAAGTCCAACCGTCTGAAGACATATTCCTCAAACTGGTTAGCAGTAGCATACAGCCAATTGAACAATTGCTGCAAGCCAGGGTTGATAGAGTACTGGACTGTTGTAAAGGCCGCTGAACCAGCGACATCCGCAACATACTCACGATGCTTGATTTTGACACACCCGCCAGGCAAATATGGGTTCCCAGAGATCGAGGGAACTCCAGTCCGCATTTTGCGCTGGCGCGACACCGGGGCCTCGACCATCGAGGTTCCTGGGCGAGAAGAAGAAGGGGGAGGCGCGGCAAGCCCGTAGGCTCGCAATGCCCTCTTTCTCTCTTTTCGTAACGTATTCTTCCGTGCTTTCTTTGATTTCATTTGCGATCCTGTTCTCTGCAGGGTAGCCATGACTAACGAGGTTGTACTGGAAAAGGTACACTTTACCCGTCGAGGTGAGTTTAACGACGTCCTAGGTCCGAAGATACTCATCAGGATTTCTGGCCTGACCTCCGCGAGCCAGCACTGCGAGGCTCACGAGGTTTGACACAGCAGGGCTTCTCACCCCCTTCACAAGTTAGACAAGACGAATTCTTCTTGCCTACCAGGGAACGGGGCTCCTGCATGTATCGCCAGGTTGGAAATCCATGATCAGAGATGAGATTCAAAGGCGGACACGAAGGCACCTCAGACGAAACGAGCACACACTGACGATAGTATTCTATCATAGGCATACTCATAGGCCGAAGGCGACTGCGCCAAGGACTGAATATCTTACGAAGAATAAACCCGTCAGACACCCTAGCCCCATTAGCCGCTCTGGAAGCCATCGCTAGGCGAGGCAACCAGTCCTGAATCATCGTCCCGCGACCCTGCGGTTGAACCGCAAACTTACTTTCAAAAGCATAGTTTGCAATTGCTCCCGCATATTCGGCCACTGGAACAGTCATCCCTTTGATCCTGTACAACGCCAAAGAGGGATCGTGCACGAACTTCGCAGCAACTATTCGTTGCGTGCGTGAGACCGAGTAAGAATCACTATAGCGAGGATCCACGCCAAAGCCGCCCAAATGGAGCGGCAGAAACCAATTTGGCTGGAAGTCCCCGTAATTGTGGTTCCACCGAGAGAAGATCAACGGAATGGTAGGCTTTGCCCAAGGACAAAGTCTACACATCTCACTGATGCCCAAACCTATCTGCGTTGGCAGACACTTTGAGTCACCCGTCTTTATGTTCGTTCCGAACAAAAATCGTTGGTTAAGATACCCAACTCTCATCATTCTCGAACCTGTCTTCCCACGTCTCACACGCTTAAACGTTTGCGAGTTAATCATGCACATATCTCGTGAAAGGTAGTTCTTACCCACCGAGATCTTAAATCCCGCCATTGCGG